AAAAATATGACGATGCGGGTAGCCCAAAAACGAAACATCGTATTCATCTCCTGTTTTAAGATTTGGATCTTCCAGTGCTGCTGGGTATTTATGAATACCTTCTTTCTGAAAATTAATATAAATCATGCGTTTAGCAGATTGCATAATTCTATTTCTTGTATCACGCAATACTTCTTGTCTTTGGTCAATCATAGTTCTATCAAAATTATTTGTCATCATCATATCCTGTTCGGTCGTGAGTTTCTTCCCACTGTAATCTATGTAGTTTAGCTAGTTCATCTTTAAACATAAGTTTTCGTTTTTTAAGTTCATTTATTCTTATTTGATCAGCTCCTATCATTTCTAAATGTTTAACTTGGTCATCTATTATACGATGTGTTTCTGTTAATCTACGAATTTGATCACGGTAGTCCATAATTATTCTCCTAGAACTTCTGACATTGCCTCGTCACTATCTAAAATTTCATCATCTACTTCTTGTTCAGATTCTTTTTCTTCAAATAACTCATCAAACATAGTCATAGCATTTACTGTTTTCTTACCACTGAAACCCTGACTACCTGATTTCATTTGCATCCAGAATCTATCATACTTATCAATCAGTGCTAAACTTTTTTGTCTATCTTTTAAACTAAAAATTTCATCAACAATTTCACTAAACACAATACGTTCAAAAGTATCATTCATAACCATAGCTGGAATAATTCCACTATCATATCTACGGTTTGCTTCTTGAACTGCTGAAATATGTTGGTATACATTATGTCCTTGTAGTAACGTATAGCTTAGTGTATCCCAACTAGTTTTTGTTTCTTTACCATGTTGCCCTAAGAAACCGTCTCCTCTGTAACACAAATCACGAACCATCATTCTATCAGTAATGGGACTGTCTGTAAACAATTTATGGACACCATCTTGTAATACAGCGTCCCGAAACTTACGACTGTCATTAGCATAACTTTTCTTTTCAGCGGTCTTTTCCATACTATATGACCATTTCTTATTATGTTCAATATTAGTATTGAAGTATGCCAATCCTTTAGCAGCACTGAAGAACGGGCTAGCACAATCAAATGTAATGACTAATTTTGGGTTGTGATATTTACGAATAGCACGTTGAATATCACTAAACAATACTGCGTATTCTAATATACTTGTACCCAAACAATGTATTAGATCATGTTTACCTTCTACAAGCAGACCATCGTGAATAATATTCACCATACGCTTTAATGTGAGATGTATGTCAATTTTCGTTTGTCCACCAAAAGCCCAACCATTAAAATGATTTTTTGGATATACTTTTGGGTCACAATACACCTTCATTTCATCATACCAATCATCGGATTGCTTATGTGTTAATCCTTGTAGTACGTTGAGAAATTTACATTCTCCACTACGATTGTTTATGAAATACTCATTGTTGATATGTGTAGCCCGTACTGCTTCTTCAATAGTTGAAATACCATGTTTATCTAATAAATGTTTATTACGTAAAGTTTGACTAGGAACATCTAAACACATACCATAATCCATGTATGTGTCCATCCATTTCAATACCTTTTGTCGTTGTTTCATGGCTTTAGGACAATTGGGATCTTTCCAATCAGCAGGCCATTGACCCTTCATAATTTGAAAACCACCACTATCACCTAGTAAGAAAGTACCTTTCTCACGTTTTCTAATAATACTTTCAGCATTATCATTTACTGTGATATCTAAATTAGCATGACCTGCGCTATATAGTCCCCACTTATACGTAAACAATCCTTGTTTACTGTTTAAGAAATTTAAGCATTCAACATCATTATTGAATCCTTTTGGAATACGTTGAGTATCAAAGTAATTTTCTCCCTCACGTTGCTTACCCAATCCAGTAATATAAAAGCTACTGATAGCAGGCAAAAACAGTGCCCAATCAACATTTTGTTGACTACTTAAATCAATTTGTTCCATTAAACTTTTACTTCTTCACGTAGTATAGTTGCAATAATATCAATCTTGCTATCAATATCTTCACGTTGTTTTAACAAGTCTTGTATAGCAGGATTGTCTTTGTATTTTTGTTTGTAATAATTTTCTTCTGCTCGTTTTGCTCTAGCCCATTCAAGCAATTCTTTAACATCATTATTCAAATCAATAGTGCTATAATTAGCAGGTAGAGTCATCCAACTAGTACCATCATATACTTCAAAGTTCTGATTGCTTCCATTATAACGAATCATACCTGTGCTAGGATTATTCATGTTGACATAGGGGTAACTAGTGCTACCTCCCATGACATTGATATATTGTCCGCCTGTGATGTTCTTTATCATTTTGATTGAGCTGGGAAAATATAACGATATGTTGCTAGACCACTTGCTACAGTGATTTCAGCAGCACCTTTATCACTAAAGCGTACTAGTTTATCACCAGGTAAATCTAATATGTTTACAAATACTTTAACGGGCCAACGCCATGCTTTACTAAGTGCGCCCTTGATTCCTGATTCAAAAACAAAATTACCACTATGTGTGCTATGGTCACCAAAGTAAAACTTTAAATCGTTGTTTTCTGTTTTTGTTGTAAAAGTAAGTTCTTCGTTATTAGCACTTGCTTGTTTCTTTAGTCGCATGATACTACCGACGCTTGGCTCAAACTCTACATCCCAACTAGCACCCTTAAAAGTCACATTGGCAACTTTTTCTTCAACAATAGTTTTACCCATCAATCGATAGTTATTAATAAAGTCTTTTTTACCTGTTTCAAAATTAATTGATTGTGGTTGATCTTCACTATTGCGTGATACAGTAATAACTGCTTTGTCATCATAATCATCAAAACTAAGAATAGTCTTTAGTTTGCTTAGATTGGGCATACCAAATGTTCCGTCAAAATCAGGAATCGCTGTATTAAAAGTACCAAAAACAATCACTGACTTATCTTCTGCCTTAGCTAGAATTTCAGTAGATTTTTTAGTACCAACAATTTTTACTAGTTCAATGACACCCAATCCATGTGTGTGTTGAACTAAATCTAACAAATAATCTTTCATAAATTTCCTTTTGTAAATGTATATTTAGGTAGTAGTATTGTGTATTATAATGGATTTTATTGCGTTTGTCAACGTGAGTTTAACCGAAATCAAACAAGTCATCAAACGTAGAACTTGTATCCGTATTACTACGCAAGTCCCAATTCAATACACCAAGTAAGTTGTCAATCTTTTCATCGACCAGTGTGCGTTCCATTTCATTATCATCAAATGGTAATTCACAGAACCATTTTGGTAATCGTAATTCATCAGTTGGATATGCTATACTTGTGAAGTTTAATGGATTACTACGCAACTTACACACAATTACTTTCATCCCATCAACAATTTTCATGCTGTAATTGTCACTATTAACTTTACGCAAATAATTATAGTTAAGTGCCGCACGTACATGACCAGGCATGTTAGCACGACCAGTCTTACTGTTCTTTTCTAAGTCACCATAATACGTAAGTTTATTAACACTCTTTGGACTACCTTTTGTCCAACTATCTTGCTCACTTAACTTACGCTTAAAGTCTTTGATAATCTCAATGATATCATCTTTTTGTTTACCAGCAAGTACTAATTCTAAGATATTCATTAAGAATTGCTGAATAAACTTTGGAGTATCAGCACGTTTTAAGTCAAGCCCCATTGCTTTGATATCACCCAACTTGCCATTAACGTCTTTACGTTTACCTTCTTTGTCATAGATATTAATAGCATAACGCTTTTTTGTGATAAAGATACTACGATCACCAATCAATTCACGACCAGCTTTAATAATTTCTCCATGCTTTCTTGTTGTATGAAAAGCACTTTCCATGAAACTAGGAAAGCTATCGTTAGCTTGTTCAGCAATATTATCATAAAGTTGTATACATAAGTCTTTATTCCATTCTACCTCACCAACATCAATTTGTGGCTTAAGAATAGGATAGGCACTGAAATAACAACTATCTGTATCACCATATACAATCGCTTGACCTTCGTGGTTATATTCACCAGTTATCGTTTGATTGATATGGCTCATCATATGTTTAACAATCTGACGACCACTTAATGTGACACTTTGACCAATACGTTTGTCATAAAAACGACAATGTTCATTCAATAGTGCGCCATATGCTGAATTCAACAAAATCTTGCGTACAAGTTGTCGTTTGTCCCAATACTCACGATCCTCATGCGTGGTTGATTCTTTTAGTTTTTTCTGCATGACCTTACGATCACTATACCAACGTGACAATAAGCCTGGGATAACACCTTCCATATCATAGCGAAATATAGTACCATTCGCACTAAGAATATATGGGTTATGACTATCAAAGATAAGTTTCCATATTTCAGCAGCACTCATTTCTACACTACGACCATCTTCATAATCAAGTGTAAGCATAGTACCACGTTCACGATTCATTACTGCTGTATACTCTAAACTACCAAACAATCCTTCCCATAATATAGCACCAGTAACATCTTCGTCACCTTCTTTGTAATATTTCTTTTCACGGGCAAGTTTGTTACCCTTATCTCTCATGTATTGGTCTGTAAGAGTTTGTCTGATTTGTCCGACAATGGTTTCTGGCGCCATGTTAAGAGCGCGGATCGTTGACGGGTATAGCGAGTTGATATCAACTGCTCCGACGTATTCGTGTATACCCCTTTTGGGCGTAGCAACAAAGGCACCTGCCGCTTGCTGTTCATCGTTATGTTCCTTTCGTTTTTTATCAGGTACAACTAAACCACGTTCATGTGCTTCATTCATTACTGCCATTTCAATCATAGCAACACTGCCCATGACTGTTGGCAACAACACTGTATTTTCATGTGCCAGTGCGTTTGCCAAATCTAGGAACTTAAGCTTGTTGTGAATCTTTACAAGCAACATCGTATCCTGACGATTATATTCTAAAAACTTTACAAAGTCTTTGTTGTATAATTGGTCAAGAGTCCCTTCATACTGTGTTTTATTTTCTCCTACTTCCATCTCACCAATCGCATCAAGGCTATAACTATGGCGACTCTCATAGTTATACTTCTTATACAATTGTAAGTAATCCATATGTATACGACCAACTAAGTCAAAGGTTGTTTCTTCTTTACCAAATCGTTCATATACTCTAGGCTTGGGAATCTGTCCTAGCAAACAAAACTTACGTGTATCATCCTTACTCATAATACGTGTGACACGATTAACCATATATGGAATATCGTATCCTTCTGAGTTCCAGCCAGTCAATACATCAGCATCTTCAATAAGTTGAAAGAATGTCTCAAACATTTCAATCTCATTATTGAATAATAGTAAGTTTGGGATATCCTTAGTCAAATCATTTGCTGTCTCCTGAGTCATATGTTTAGGAGGTATACATAGTGTGACAAGTTGATCTAACCAATCTAAGTACATACTAATTGCTGTAACTGGATTGAATGGATCACTTGTTGGGCTGAAACCTTTTTCAGGATCAAAGTCTACTTCAATGTCAAAGAAACATGTATGAAGTTTAGGAGGTTCAGCTTTAAGATAGTTTTCGCTAAGGCAGCGAAACACTACGTTAATATCGCTTTCAAATAGTTTTTTATTGCCATGAATACGGCGTTCTTTTTCAAATTCACTACGTTTACGTGTACTGAATTTACTTACACTATCTCCATAAATGCTACGTTGTTTACCTTTAGAATCGGCATAATAAAAAGTATAATTTGCTGGATACTCTTTGTATGTGCGAACACCTTCAGTAGTTCGTTCCACAACAAAGATTTTATCAGTATCTCTATCGTGTATTGCGTCAATATATGACATTAAAGTGTCTTACCCACAGTTTCCAAAATTTCGTTTAGTTCTTCATGTTCTTTGTTTGCTGCGCCCAAATTAGCTTTATGTGCGATACGAATAGCTTTTTTAAGCACACTAGGTTTTACTTCAAGTTCTTCGGCCACTGCTTTGATAGTATCAGTTAATCCACCTTGTAGTGTTTCAATTTCATGCATAACAGCACAACCTTCGTTAATAAGTTGTGTAAGTTTGGTTTTCGCTTCGCCAGTAAAGGTACGTGACATAATTTCTCCTATAGTGTAATTAGTATATAATAGTTAATGTGATAAGTCAAACATTTTGCGTAATCTTTTTTGATTATGGTAAAGTTATCCAATAAATATTTCACTTATGGCACATTAAATAGGCACACATATGGAAACTAGATATAAAGAATTAGAAATTTTAATTAGTAAATTTATTAGACAATTACCAGACAATATTGAATACGAAAAACGTTTAGAAGAAGAACTTGAGATTATAGCAAAACTAGGATTCGCAAAACACTTTTTACGGGTAGTTGAAATACTCAATTTGACCAAAGATATACCACATATGACTCGTGGTAGCGCAGGTAGTAGTTTATTATGTTGGTTATTGGGCATCAGTGATGTTGACCCAATCAAAGAAAATATCCCATTAGCAAGATTTATGAACCCAAAACGTGATGACTTACCTGATATTGATTTGGACTTCCCACACTAT